ATGAGCAATGAAAAAATCAAAATTACTAAAACTTTCGTAGACAACGTCCCTCTTTCGCATGAAAAACAGGTTATTTATCGAGATTCTGAGCTTACAGGCTTTGGTTTACGTGTTAAAGGTGTCAAGACCTTCATTGCAGAAAAGAAGCTCCCTAACGGCATGCCATGCCGAGTTACGATTGGCCAATACGGTCTATGGACGGTCAATCAAGCGAAAGAACAGGCTAAAGAATATCTTCTGATGATCAGCAAAGGCATCAATCCTAATGCCGAGAAGAAAAATATCCGACTCGCCGCAGCTGATCAGCTACTGACATCAAAAAGTATACCGACTATCGCTGAAGTATACTCACTCTATAAAGAGAGAAAATCATTATCCGCTGATACAATCATTGCATACGATATATGTGTGAATGACTATTTTGAAGACTGGGAAAACCTGAAGATTACAGATCTAACCCAAAAAGCATGTAGAGACCGTTTTGTTGTACTTACTGAACGCAGTCCAGCACAAGCCAACCTTGCATTCAAATTCTTAAGAGCACTGCATAACTTCGCAAAGATTAATTATCTCGGACCAGAAGATAAACCCATAATCACTGGCGAGAATCCCGCGGCCTTCATCGGATCTAAAAAGAATCAGAATAAAATTAAGAGACGGCGCACATACATTCGGGCCGATCAACTTCACGACTGGTCATATCATGTAGCAACTACTCACTGGCTCGGAAGCCAAAAAGACAACATGCATGCATACACCAACCAGGATTATTTATTTCTGACAATTTTAACTGGTTTTCGTAGAAGTGAAGCTGAAACAGTAAAGTGGAAAAATATTGATTTGAAGTACGGCACAATCAAGATTACAGATACTAAAAATGGCGAAGATCTACTTTTACCTCTTGGTGATATGCTGTGGCACATACTTAGGGAACGTAAAAAAAGAGCTGGTGATAATCAGTATGTTTTCCCAGATAAAACTGGTAAATCTCATATTGAAGATCGTCGTGATGTACGAAAAAAAATCACTGAATTATCGGGTATTGAATTTACGTTTCATGATTTGCGTAGAACATTTGGAACGATCGCAAACAGTTTGGCCATCGGTAGTTATACGATTAAGCGCCTTATCAATCATACCCTTGAAGATGATGATAACGATGTAACTGATGGATATATCCAAGTCTCGTTTGAGGATTTGCGTAAAGCCATGAATATGATCGAAGATAAAGTATTGTCAGAGGAAGTTAAGCAACTAATCAATAATAGACAATATAAATGATTCAAATTACTCCGAAATATCTTTTACCGCGTCAATACTGGCTGTAAACCCAACACTTTTGTTAATCATGTGGGTAACAGAATCCACAATCCAATCACCATCTATACCATCGCGAAAACCAGACAATGCCAATGGTGATTCTGCTGAAAAAGTTGGATCACCCGCTAATTCCAGTGAAAGTTTATCTTCATTCCGCTTTGACTCATCAAGTGCAGCTTGAGCTGCTGCTTGTGCGCTTTTTTCGTCTGGATAATGGTGTCTTAAACGGCGTACTGGTTCGCCCTCACCTAGTTTAATTTCATGCTTTTTAGCTTTGGCTTTTTCGTGCCAGTAGGCAATTACTGTACCTGTACTATCTCTTGAGCTTCTGGTCATCGACCAACGTCCGACTTGGTAACGGGTCAACTCAATGGTATCTAGCTTAATTTCACCGCGTTTAACGAATAATAATTTTCCATTTGCAGGCTTACAGATCGCATCATAACGTTTGGCCAAACGCATCAAGAATGATAAGTCAGACTCATCTGATTGGGCTAACTGTGGCAATTTAACGTTTGTTAATGTCTCACTCACCAAGTACGTTAAATTATGCTCAATTGCAATTTTCATTACAGCAGAACCAATCGTTGTATCTTTGGGCCATGTACGACTTTTCTGAGACTGTAATGATGTTTTACCGCCTTTGCTTTCTGTCTGAACAGCAGCATGTCCACGAATGATAACTTTCTCTGGTGGGCCTGAAAGTTCAATCTCATCGACAACAAACATGCCCATTGGCTGTAAAACATCATCATAGCCCATTGAGATTTGCAACTCTGCTCCTCGAGCGGGCATGGCAATAGGTTGAGCAGGATCATCAATAAGGCTAATCTCAAAGGTATCTGATTCAATTCCTGTTTTATCGGTAATTGATATCGATTCAAATAATTGAAAAATAGTTTGGCTAATATCACTACCGTTGGCCACAACTTGGAAACATGGCTTTAATCCCATAGTTTCACCTTTTTCGTTGTGGTCATTGTGGTTTGACTCTGTTCTGGTAGTTCGATTAAAAGACCTTCTGGTAAAACTGGTGGGTAATCAGAAAGTCGATGATTGGCTTCAAATATGTTTTCAACCAACTTGTTATCGGTAGATCCATAATATTTATAAGCGATCGAATCAACCGTATCACCATCTTTCGTTCTGTATAGAGCCATTATAAATTTCCTAACGCATTGATGAGACTATCCATCAAACCTAAACGCACCGCAGAATCTCCAAATTTTCTAAGATTGATCGTAAATTCTTGACGGCGCGGCACACCAAAAGCAGCAAATTTCTCTTGCCCCTCATCGATCTGGTTGATTACCCAATAGCCCATGATCCGACCTGTACCAGAAATTAGAAGCTGAGGTTCACCTTTAGCGGCTAAGGCGCGAAGTTTATCGATTTGCTGGAATCCTCCGTTCCATTCCCCATAGACCACACCTGTTAAAGTTTGTGTGTCTTGCCCGGGACCAAGATATTGTAGATTATCCCAACCGCCAAAAACTTCCTGTTCCCCCCACTTGTATTGGGTGCTTCGATTGAGTTGTTGGTATGCAGCTGTATATATCCCAAATTTAAAACCGCCAAGGCTCATCATAGTGAGATACGTTCCAAAAATTTGACCATCCATTACTGACTATACCCCCAATCGACCATAAGGCTACGCTGTTGTACGCCTTGGGCTTGTTTTTGGATCCGCATAACTTCTTGAGCAATTTGCTCAGGACTTTGACCGGGTAAAGCATTCACAGTGAACGATTGTGTTATATGATTTGTTTGCTGCGGTACTTTTGGTTGATTCGATGCTGATCGAATAGGTGGGGGTGGTGCAACTTGTTTAGGCAGATTTTGAGATTTATTGTTGCTATTACGTTCCCGAACTGTCGCGCCCAAGAAACTATCAACTAGTTTTGTCCTAGGCGCAGCTATTGATCTGGGTGGTTTGCCTGCCTCATTAATAGGTACATTTGATTTAGATCCATAGCCGAGCTTTTGTGCCTTTTCAGATGGTTTATCGAATACACCTACTGCATAACCCCAATCTTTGGCTTTACCCCAGAAGCTGCCATCGTCGCCATGTATTTTATTAACTGCCTGTCTGTAAGAAGCACCAACCGTTATATATTGACCAACCTTTCCTATTATGCCGTCAATATTGTCTTTGACCCATTTAAAAGCTGTTATCATTAAGTCTAGTGGTGTTAATACAAGATTAATCGCATTTCCAACAACTGTTCCAAATGATTCACCTGCTGAAGCAGCTTTATCAATATCCTCTTTGCTTGCATTTACCGGATTGAGTAAATCTTTAAACCATTTTATTGCTTTTGATACTGCGCCACTTACTAAATCCCATCCCTCCTTTAGAATAGGTGTGGTTTCAACTAAGTTTGCTAATTTTTCAGTAAATGGCTTTAAAGCATTTGTAATACCTGTCCACATACCAACAAAAAAAGCTTTGATAAAATCCCAATATTTATAAATAGCAAGACCAGCACCAATTGCGATACCAGCAACAGCCCCCCAAGGCGTTCTGAGCAATGCAAATCCAATCTGCCTGATAACCGGGCCTATACTAGAAAAACTTGATTTAAATATTCCAATAGGATTTTTTAACCCACCCAAAACTTTACTAAAAAGGTTACTTTTATCCCCTAATTTAATAAAACTATCTTTCAATTTCAAAATTGGAGAGTTAATAGCAAATATTGCAAATTTAGCTGCTAATAATCCTATTTTTAGGACGCCAAGAGCAGCAACCGTTTTGACTATAGTGCCTGTTAATACAGGATTTTTCTGCGTCCACTCGGCAATTTTTGTTGCAAAAGAGCCCACACTTCCCAAAACATCATTAATCACGGGTAATAAAACAGAACCAAATTCAACACCAAGATGACCAATCCGATTTTTAAACATGTCAATTTGAGCTTGAGTGGTTTTCATTCGGGCTTGATATTCTTTGTCCATCGAACCTTCAGCATTTTGACTATTGGCCATGCCTATTTGTTTTTCAAGCTCACCCCTATTTTCCAGTAATTTTGAGAATGTATCCCAGTGTTCAGCACCAAATAAAGTGGATACAGCATCTATCTGTGTCGTTGCTGGGGTTTCAGCATAATAGCCAGCCTTAAGCTGTTTTTTTCCATCCTTGCTCATTTTTGGTGGCACCCAAAGTTTCTCCATTGATGCTTCTTTAGGTAATTTTTTTATTGCATCCATGACTTTGAAAATAGTATCGGTAGCATTAGTTTGCATACCTTTTTCTAGCTCAACAGTAGAAAGACCAATTTCCTTAACCATCGCTTTAAATGGTTTACTTCCTGTATTAGCGGCACCTAGTTTAGAAAATACCGCATTTACAGCTGTACTCGCGGTTTCAGACTTTTCACCCAATGAGAGTAAGGTTGATCCAAGCGCAGCCGTATTTTTATCCGTGATTTTGACCATGCTTGCGGTACCACCTACCCGCTGCATGAAATCAATGATGTCGCCACCTTTGGATAGACTATTGTCGTCTAGATAGTTAATGGTATCTGCTAATTTTCCAATCTGGGTCATTGGGATTTTATACATATTGCCGATCTTACCCATATCATCAGCAAGCTGCCCCATCGGAAGCTCAAAAGCAGTACCCATTTTAATAACTTCCTTGGTAAAACCGACTACCTCATCTTTTGCTACTCCCATTCGTAGACCAGCACTGACCATTTCTGCAATTTCATTTCGAGCAACAGGACTATTATCAGCCACGGTTAAAATTTCTTTCTGCATATTAAAGAAATCTTTAGTTAAGTTACCCGCGCTATCACGCGCCCCGTTTAATTGTTTTGCTACACCCAACATTGCGGTTTCAAAATCAATTGCTGTTTTTATCGGTGCAGCCAGTGTCAAGCCCGTAGCAATAGTGGCCCCGATCTGTCCTTTAATTTCTGAAAGTCGATTGTTATTGGCTATTCGTTGTTTTTCGACATTACTCAGACGTAATTGCTGAGTTTCTAATTTCTTAAGTTCAGCAGTAACTAATGTATATTTTGAACGCAAGTTATCAACATTTTTCCCCATACCACCAAAAGTGCGGATGGCCTCACCCAATTGACGTTGGTTTTGTTTGACCTTAGTGATTTCGGTGCCAATCTTGCCAAGCTCTTTAGTGGTTGATCCAATAACCGTACGGAAGCTACCCGCAAGAGCGCCCCCGATCGTAATAACTGCATTGAGTTTTTTATTTGCCATTGCTCAATCACTTGAATATCTGATTGAGCAATTTTGAGATGAAAGCTAGTGATTTATCATTATTCACTTTTTCAGTAAATTATTACTTTTAGCAACTCCATCTGTGATTTAATGCGGTCAAATGTTCAAAAACGCTAGGTTTTGTTTTTTGTTTTTCTTTTATAATTTCTTCAAAAAAAGTAAAGTTGTTCTGCATTATGGATTTCATCATATTTTTCATTAGCTTTTCATCTAAATCATTAAATCTTACGCCTACAGATACAAATTCTAAATAGTTAAGCAAATAATAAATGGCATTAACAGAATCTTGATTTAGTCCTTTGAAATCATTCCATTGCAAATTATATGTTTCTCCATTAGTTGTTTTAAATGTATTGTAAATCTCAGTTGCTTTTTCTACTTGCTTGATATAAATCTCAGAAAGGCGTGACTCCATTAAGGTTTGTATAGAATGTGTTCTAGTAGAATTAAGTGACTGTCCTCTTGTCTGGAAAATCCAGCCTATTACTGCTGCCAAAATACCAAGTAACACAAGAATGGTATTGGATGTGTCTCGTGTGCCAGTAGATAAGCCAAAACTCATAAAACTATAATGTCTAAGTGAGATATTCCAATACACAATTTCCAGAAATAAAACTGTTAAGAAGATCATAGCCAAATTCATTTGTATATGAGTTCTTGGCTTGAGAAAAAATTTATCTCGAACTTTATAGTGAAAGTACAATGCAACGATTATATATGGTGCAACTAACAAAAACGTTCTTAAAAGTAAAATGTTATCAATTTCCATTTTCTTCTCATAAAAATAAAGCATCCTCATAGGATGCTTTATTTGTAATCTCTTGTAAACTAGCCAATTCCATAACCATCAGCAAGGCGAGATGCTCGTAATTTGTAATTCATATATTTCTCCTTATGGCTGACAAAAATACCCAATTACTAAGCAATTGGGTGGGTTAAACGAATAATATAGGTTTGCATCAATGTGGTCAACAAAACGTTTACTCATTTGTCAAGTAGCTAGAAGACAGGGATGTCAACAGTTACAGCTTAGAAACGACACTTAATGTCACCTCTAAATAAAATAAAATTTTATTTATTTACAAATTAGTAACATCAATGTGTTCACTTCCGACTTAAAACCTCAACCCTCTCTCTCACATTGAGTAAAAATGGATAGTCCTGTTTGACTCTAGTAAATACAGATTCAGTTTTGGATGTACCAAGTAACAAACTCGCTGAAAGCTCCCCATCCTTAAAGTGATCTGTAATTTCTGCATACATTTGAGGATTCAACAACTGGATCGCATCACGATAACAACGCCACCAACCAGAAACCCACAGCATGTGGACAGATACATTATGTACACGGTTCTCATAGTAAATATCCTTACCACCACCTGTCATTAAGCTATGCACATAAGCCACAGCATCTGGCAGTTGCTCTTCTGGAATTTCATCCAAATGATCCACTTCAAATTTTTGATGAATTATTTTGTAGCAATCCTTAAAGTGCAAATGCTTAGATTTTGTCATCAACAATGCAATAGCTTCATGCAAAGCAGTGCGTTTATCTTTCGTAGTACGTTTAGGTCTTGGGTTTATCGCCTGCCCTTTCGTCCAATAATCCCATAACACATCATCACATTCGTTTTGATACATGATGACTGTATCTCGTAATTCGGGTTTGACTTTGTTGGCGTGGATTGAATAAAGCCATGCTGCTAATTTTCTTATAGGCAAGCACAGCATAGGTCTAGCCTTGCCATCATTTGCAACCATTGTGATTTCCACAACAGTTGACATAAATTTCTGTTTTAATTTGATAAATTGTGTTGCCCAGTCTAAACCCATGCCTTCAACAATAGGTTTCATTGGGGTATATGGCTGACCTTCATGTTCAACGATATAAAGTTCTGCATGATGAAAAGGGACAGCAATAGTATTCATTTGGTTTACTCCTTGTTATGAGATTAACCCACTTTTGAGATGGGCGGTCGGGAGCTCAAAACCGTAACAAGTCGGCGGGCGTATTCCCCTTTCGGGTGTTGTATTAGCCGCACTCCCGACCATAGAGTAAACCTATATGTTAAGCAGACAACAAAACACGAGGTAGATATATAGTCGGTTCTGCCATATTTCAGGCATAAAAAAATCACGATGACGCAGTGATTACGCTTGTTACTTAGATGTTTTGAGCACCTTTAGTTAGAGTATCAAAACTTGGGGATTTGTCAAACTATTGCTATATTCTCGGCACAATAATCTAAACAAGGGGAAATTTATGAATAAACTAATGATCAGTTTAGTTGCTGCTCTGTTTGTAATACCTGTATTTGCAACGGGTTCAAAATCATGTAAAGACTTTAAAACCCAAGCCGAGGCGCAGGCTTACTTTGTAAAAAATAAAGCCAAAAAACTTGACCGTGACGGCGATGGTCGTGCCTGTGATTGTTTACCTGGTGGTAATGGTAAAAACTGTCCAAAATCAAAGAAATAAAAAAGCACCTTAGGTGCTTTTTTAATGATCAAACGCTTACTCAGCATCAAAACCAAACCAAAAACCTGTATTTTTAGAAGCGTTAGTAAAATAAGTTACATTACCAACTTTTTCTCTATGCATATTTTCTTTATTGTCTATACCCTTTGCTGCTTTTGTAATTAAATCTACAATTTTAGGTGATTTTTTTTCCATACTTATTTCGGGATTTAGTATTTTTGCAGTTAGACCTAAATACAGCAGCACACCCGCTACTTCCTCTTCTGTTTTAGATGGTGGAAATATGTAATTTAGTGACTCAATTTTGCCTTGGTTATTAACTTTCCCCACCAAACTTAGATCAAGACCAGAAAGATCACCTATATTAAATGTCCCCTTAACTACTTCAATTTTTTTCAATGGCTTCAAGCCATCAGCATCTACTTGAATAATTTCATCATTTAACTTTTGTCTGAATTCTTCTGGTGTAAAACCTAAACTTGCATTACTTTGCTCATTAGCAACAGGTTTTAATGGTTCTTTTGAAATCTCAGGTATTACTTCGGGTTGTGGAGGATTGATGCTTTCCTGTTTATTCTGTTCACTATCTATTTTTTTCTTTTCTGCCTCAGCAGCCTCTATTTGTTGTCTTTTTTCAGACTCCGCTTTTTGCCTAGCCTTCTCTTCATCTGATGTAGTCACAACAACTACAACCGAACACACAAGCATGGCAATAAAATAAATCAAAGTAGATTTTCCTCTACTTTTCATTTTTACCCATGAAGGATTAATCAATCCAACGATCAATAAAACCAAAAAAACTACACTTAACAGGGCAAACAACCCATTTAAAAATCCCATTTCTTGTTCTCTACTTAAAAAGTAAGACAAGATTAACAAATATTCACAAAAAAGAAAAAGGGCATCTAGCCCTCCTCCTTAGGCAACCCCTCACACCACCAAATCAAATCTGAAATTTTCAACTGCCTTATTTCAGAAAGTGGCCATGACGTGTGAGAAGCCAAACCGAGTACATACGATCGTAAAACCGTTGCACTCATGCAGTAAAAAGTTTAAACGCTTCCTGAATACGGCGATAATCTTTTAAAGTCGCACCTTTAATATTATCGGGAGCCACACTGCACAAATTGGCAAACATCGCAATTTCTTGATTGGCTTCACTCTGCCCTTTGGCCTGCATCTCGGCAGCTAACATGTCCTGCACAGTAGGCTCACGCATCGTAAGCACTTGCACATTAGCACTATCAATCGTGATCGGTTTATTCAAACTAATCTTATAGCCCTCAGGGCATTCCACGATATATTCTGGTAATTCTGCTACTGTCATTTTTTACATTCCCAATGCTGAACGGATATCTTCCAAGACATCCACGCCATTAATAATACGCACCATGTTGATCACATCAACTTCATGAACAACCTGACCACCAATGGTTTGTTTGTAATACGTCAAAGACAGATCATATTTATCTTTTGGCGGTTCACCTGGTTTAGATGTGCCCTGTGCGATTTTGATGATCTTGCCACGCATTTGATGCTCAACTGCGGTCACTGTACCGTCAAAGCTTTCCATCGCTTCACGCACAGTAAATGCTGTGGTTTTACCCTCACGCACACCAAACAGTGAAAGTACATCACGATCATGCGAGTTAAGTGTGAAATCAGCAGTCAGCTTTTTCATACCAACTGTAATATCAATCGGGGCATCCATACCACCCGCACGATATTCTTCTGTTTCTAATTCAAGTTCAGGCGGGTTGCATTCATCTGTTTTACCCGCATGACCTTTACCATCGACAAAAATATTAAAATTCTTGCGAATATCCTTTGCTACTCCGCTCATGCTTTATACCTCACGCAAAAATATCTTTGATATAGTCGTCCACAAGATGTGAGCGGAAGACAATGTGTTCGGCTGGATAAACTGGGGTGAAGTCAAAATCAAAATAGACTTTGCCAGATTTAATCACATCAGCCGTATTTAAATCAGGATCTGCCCAACATTCACCGCCAAGAATGGCCCCAATGTTTTTAAGATAACGAAGGTAGTTATTCACGCCCTCAATCACATCTGACACATAGTTTTTAGTAATGCCACGATCAACCGCCCATAAGTGTGCAGCCTTAAGTGACTCATCAATCATATCTGCGGTGCGCACCACACATAAAAATTGCCATTTCGCATCTGTCGATAATGTGCGATTACCCCATAAACGATACCCGTTTTGACGGATGATAGTGGTCACATTTTTTTCATTGAGTAGATTTGCACGACAGTTTGCGTCACCCATGGCAAAATCAATGGCACGAGCTGTACCAATAATGCCATTAATTTCCTGATTTGATGGAGACCACCACCAGCCCCGCTCATTATCAGACTTGGCAATCAATCCTGCGACATGCGCGCTAGACCAAGATGTAATCGTTTCACCTGTTGTTCCAGTCTTCTTAGACTTAGGATCGACCAGAAAAACACGTTTAGAACCAAAGTCACCTGAATAAGCGATTGCATCTGCGTCGTTGGTGTTCGGGCCATCAGCAATGATGACGGATTTTAAACGCTCGGCAATTCCTATCAGCTCTGCCACCACTGGATTAGCCAAAGCAGGCGTTTGACCTTGTGCGGGTGTACGGGTATGAGTAAAGCCAGGTGCAATTAAAATTTTTGGCACAAAACCTAAAATGTTTTCTGCTGCTCGAAAGCAATGTACACCCTCATAATTCCCATTTGATGCATTCACGCCGCCCAAAATATTGGCAAGTGTGAGTGCATCAGATGTGCCTTTTTCAACCCGCACCACCACCACCACAGCACCGATCTGATCAAAGATAGAATCGATTGCATCAGGTAATGTGCCAGTCAAACCAAGTTTTGCAGCTTCTGTGCGCGAACCTGCAAGAAGCACTGGCGTGTTAATTGGAAATAAAACTGGATCGGCCTCTGGTGCAGTACCAATAAGACCAATGGTTGAGCTGCGTACCGTAGTAATGGGACGGGAACCACCATCTACTGTGACGTTTTGAATCCCGTGTAAAAATATGTCGCTCATGAATAGAATCCGCAATCTATTAAGATTTAGGATTCATTTTTCCTGAACTCAATATCTATTTCATTATTCACTTTTTCACTTTAAAGCGTCATCGCATAACGCCACATCTCGTCAACTTGCTCGTCAGTCAGATTTAAAATACTGAGCATATATTTAACAGAGTCATTTGTACGCTCAAATTTTTCGGATTCATTGTATTCGATTTCAATACGTGTTTTTAAAGCTAGATCTTCGATAGATGCAATCGACTGTTCAACTGTGTTCAGTAGATCATTTTCAAGTAACGCAAGTTTGAATTGTCGACGAGTCAGTGAAGTAAACTCTGCAAGTCGTAATTGCTCTTTTTCCTCATCAGTCAGATAGTTTTGCGGATTTAAGTGACGATCAACTTCTTCAGAAGTCATTTCAATTAAATCAGCTTCAAATGCAAATACTTCGCCAGTGTTTTGATTTCTAAAATATTTCATTAGCGTAACTCCGTCCAAGATAGTAAGTTGTATTGACTTGAATCTACAGATATTTTGTATGAAGAGCCACTCGGCACAATAAAACTCAAATGACTC